CTGTCATCTGATGATTGTGCTTGATCATCACTAAATGTATTTGATAAATCTTTATTGCCTGTCGTGTCTGTAATAGATGTTTGTTCACCTGTTTGTTCACTACCACCTAATCCTGTTGGTCCTTTTTCTCCTACACCTTCAGATTTACCAAACCCAAAAAATGAACCTTTACTGCCTTTGTAACCAGAGCCTCTTGCCCCCCCAAGATCACCAGTTACACCTACACCCATTGGAGTATTGTTACGAGTTGAAAAGTTTTGTTTCGGAGTGGTAGGATCAATTGTTTTTGTATTTTCAAAAGCATTGTTAAATCTTGATCTGTCCCCCATAGGAGTTAGGTTAGTCCTTGATACAGGAGAAACACCTAAGTTTTTACCAAAGTTATATGAGTAAGCATCATATTCAGTATTGTCTACTATACCATCATTATTCATATCAGCACGTTCTCTCATAGTGTCCAATGAAGATCTGCCACTTATAAAAGATGGTAATGAAGATTTAGCAATACTTGAAAAAATATTTTGATTAGGATTAACTACTTTACTTGCAAGATTCTCATTATATGTTCCCCTAGTAATATTAGCTAATGAACCTAAATTACTTGCGATTGGACTATTCATAATTGCAGTAACACCTGTTGTAACTGCACTAGGTATGTTTAAACCCATGCCACCAAGATTAAAAGTATTAACACCTGTAACTGCATTTCGTAATGAGTTTTGTTCGCTTTGATTTAAAAGACCTGATGGTTCTGCCATTTATACCTCTATGTACTTGGTGCATTAGTTGGTGTTATACGATCCATTGGATTGAAAGTTCTATCTGCACCCAATGATGGTGGCACATTTGCCGGTCTAGGCATAGGTAAAGCACCCATTGCTGGTGTTGTCGCACCACCTCCTGTACCACCTGTCCTGCTTCTGATCTCATTGACTTTGTTTTGTAGATACATAGCCATGTCATTTTGATTCATACCTGCACCTGCTACTGCTCCTGTACCACCTACTGTTGGGATTGATGGATTACCAGAAGCTGGGGAGGAGCCTGTCTTTGGCAATCCACCAAACTCTTGTGGCTTGATTGCTGCACCTGTTCCCATTCTTGTCAATTCATCAGGTGTCATTGATGCACCTGTCTGTCTTTCAAGTTGATCCTTTTTCGCAGTTGCCATAATTTCTATAATCATGTCCTCTGGTATACCTCTTTCCATCAGACTTCTGTACATCTCTCGTTCTTCAGCATCCATCATCGGCACTTCACTTTTCATGGCTTCTATTTCTGCTGGTGTCATCATTTTAGTTTCACCATCTATTTCTATAGACATTGGTGTGTTATCTTCAGCCATTTTTAATAATCTCCTGTTGTACTTTCAAATTATTTTTTTCTCTTTCCATTTGTAAATCTAATTCTAGCTTCTGAACTTTAGCTTGTAAATCAGCATTTAATTTTGCCTGTTCTATATCTAAGTCTTGTTTAGCTTCAGCTTGTTTAATATCCATGTTTTGCTTGGCTTTTGCCATGTCTGACTGTATCTGTGCATCTGTCCTTGCTTTAAGTGCCTGTGCTTCAAGCTGTGCTAATTGTGCAGCATATTGTAGTGGGTTTTGCTGTTGTTGTCCCTGCATAGCCATTAATGGTTTGATTGCTTCCATCTGTGGTGCTTGTGCAACTACTTGTGCAGCTTTTTGACTAATGATCATATCTAGTTGAGGATCAATGTCGTTAAATTTAAACTTTGGATCACGAAGATTAGGTATATCTGGCAAGTTCATATTGATGCTAGATTGCATTCTTTGACGATACAATAAGGCAATATGCTCTGCTATGTGTGCAACTAATATTGGTATTAAACCTTTCGCACCTTGATTACCACCAAGTGATGGGTCTTGAAGAAACTGCATATGAACTGCTATATGACTTTCATGGTCTTGTTCTGGAAATGCTCTTATAGGTTTTCCATACATAACTGACATATTTTCATCAATTGGATCAAGTCTGACTGCTTCTTCTGGCTTTTTTAATATTTCATCAATGTTGTTTATTCTTATTGACTCAAGCATTCTTTTATTTGCTTCGTACATATCGTAAAGCTGTGGATTACTTGATGCCATTTGCAATATGGCTTGTCCCTGTGCAATCCTTTGTGCTGTGCTGAATATGTTAGGATCACTTACAGGCACAATATCAATCCTGTCGTCAAAGTCTTTTGCAAAAATAAATTTACTTGAACCGGCTGATGCAAAATCTATTTTATCAGGTAAGTAAATTGCATTTAACTTCGCAAGTAATTTGAACTCCTGACCTTGTGAATAATGTAATCTTTTGTGTATTGCTGAAAATGCTTTACTACCCTGTTCTATAAGTGCAACTGTTGAACCTACTGGAGCATTTGGATTTACATCTCCTACATTTAAATCTGCTGTACTTGCAAATCTTTTACCGGCATCAGTAATCGCATTCATTAAATTAAATAATGTGGCACTTGGTTCTTTAAAAGGTAAAGGCATGATAGCTTTATTAACATCGTCTACAGTAGCATCAAGATCAGCAAACTCTCCCGGATTTATTTGCATTTCGCCACCGGTAACTCTACCTTTTAATTTGAATCCACCCTGCATATTCGCAAATGCAGCACTATCCAATAATGCTCTTAAACTACCTGTTGCAGCTTTTCCTAGTCCACCAATCATATGGTAAAGACCAAAGCCATAGAAACCTGTACTTGGTAAAAACTTATAACTTACAAACCAGTCCCTGCGTTTTTTCTGCTCATCTTCTTCTTCCCAGTTTCTACGAATGGCAACTATCTTTTCAGCATCATAGTCTATTGTAATTACATATGGTAAAGCTACAGCATCTTCGTCTTTATTATCCTCAACACCATCTATGCCATCAAACATTTCATATGAATGTACTTCAAGCAAAGTCATTACTTGATCTGATGAATCGCCATAGGGATCAACACCTTCAATATTGCTACCTATATCACCAGAAGGATCAATGTCCTCTGATGCGTATTTGCTTGGTAGATAATGACCAGCTTCAACATATTTGTTGAACTCGTTTTTTGGCATTCTTATTACATGGGTGTATCTTGGTGCTGTGTATAAGTCTTTACTGTCTGGAGAAACAACAAAGTCCTCTGCTTTCACGAATTGAGAACACTGCCTATCCAAACTTGCATCCCACCATACCTTTTTAAATGTATGTCCAATAAGTGGCAGTTGAAACAACATCTGGTCTAGATCAGGAAAATACTCAGGCATCTGCTGAGTTATCTGATAGTTCATAAAGTCTTTTACACGTCTTGCCTGTTCTTCTTTTTCCTCATCAGGCTCACCAATTATAACAGTCTTGACTGGTCCACCAGATGGATATAATTCTGCTATTGCTCTTGCATTGAATTGAGTTGCAGCTTCAGCAATCATTGGGTGTACTACTGTACTTAAACCTCTTGTTGCTCTTTGGTTTTCTTCTTCATCTTGTCCCCCATTAGGATCAAGAGTTTCAAGACCTTGTTTGTATCTGTATTCCCACTGTGCTCTAGCTTCTTTGTCTGACTCATAGCTTTTGATTAGTGTACTTGTTGTGCTGTTCAGTTCGTTTTCATCTATGCTTTCTGCTAGATTTTCTTCAAATGTGGAATCTCTTTCTGGTATATCATCTAGTGCCGGATCACCAACAAGCACTTCATCATCATTTAATTGTTCAACTTGGAAATCATCTGAAGGCATTGATTCAGCGAATGGAATTACTTTGGGTTGTCTAGCCATAGAATGTTATCCTCTTCCCTTCTTGTTGGTCATCTTCATCGTAATCTGTTGAATGAGTTATAAACCAACCTTTTCTTAATCTTAACCATGCCTGTGTACATGTATCTACTATATCATCATTATCCCCAGCTGGAAAGACCGAACATATATCAATTAAATTTTTAGCCCATTTTTTGCCTTTTGGATAGTAAATTCTACCATCTTCCAGTAATGCACTACTTGCATGTGCTCTTGCAATCTTGTCCCTATCTGGATTGTAGGCTAAAACTGGCACTCCTGCCATCCTTAAATCTTGCAATAAACTTTGTCCACTTGCTTTCTTTTCTATTAAAACTGCATCTGGTTGCCAATCTTCAAATGCTTCTTGTGCTAACTTTCTTAATTCTGGATATGAAACTCTATCGTACCACATCTCTATAACCATAGCATTGACTTGACCATTTTCTCTAAATATTCCCCATGTTGTTCTAGCACTATAACTGCTTGTTTCTTTTGTGCTGAATGCAGTATCGTAGCTTTGAACTATGTATTCTATATCTGGTAAAGCATCTTTTTCCCATGGCACCCACCATTCTGCCTTTAATATTCCACCTCCTTTGGGCATAGGTCTCTGTTGCAACTGACCGGCACTTGCGTATGTACCCAAACTTTTTTCCAGAGTATTAAGAGTTTTCTCATCAACCCTCTTCTTCCACAGCAACTCTCCCTCTTTTTTTCTTGGATCAATAAAGCCAAGCGATGATCTAGTGGGCGTGGGGTGTTTCTTTTCATATCTTGCAGGTAAACATAAATGATCCCAAGCATTATATTCATTCCCTAATATATGACCTGTTAAATCGCTTTCATGCACTCTTTGCATAATGATAATAAATGCACCAGTTTTTGGGTCATTCAATCTGGTTTGCATAGCTTGATCCCACCATTCTAGCACACCTTCCCTAACTTTACTAGACTCAGCTTCCCTGACGTTGTGAGGATCATCAATAACAATAATGTCTCCACCCTCACCAGTTAATGCTCCATCTACTGATGTTGCTATCCTTTGACCATTTTTATCGTTTTCAAATCTTTGTTTCTGGTTTTGGTCTGTTGTTAAATTAAACATATCACCAAAGTATGTCTGATACCATTTGCTATCTATTAATCTTCTGCATTTAACACTATCCCTTATAGATAATGAACCAGCATAACTGGCATATAGAAATCTTTTGTCCGGCTGTATAGTCCAAGTCCATGCCGGTAATGCAACTGCGACTGATATTGATTTCATATGTCTTGGAGGTACATTTATGATTAATCTTTTAATATCACCATGCACTACTGCTTGAAGATGCTCTGATATTGCATCAATATGCCAGTTATCATAAAACTCTCTTGCCGGTTCTATTGCTTGCCAACTATTCTTTGTAAAATCTTTTAGCGACCTTTTCATCTTCTCTGACCTCACGTTGGTCAATGAGTGCAGATTCAAGTGCTCTTTCAATAAGGTTGAGGTCATTGTTACTTACCCTTGTTAAATCTAATACATGTCTGTTTTCAACTATAGTTTCTTTCTCTGTTTTATCTTGCCAACCAGCTTGATTCTTAAGGTAGAAAATCATAGCTGTGTTATCACCCTCTCTTGCCTTATTGAACAGTGCATTAGTGATTGTAGCTATGCCTTTGTCTTTACCTCTTTTTATAGCATCCGAAAACTCCGAAAATCTACTCTTTTTATCATACAATGTAGTTTCACTCATACCAAGCACAGAAGCTATCTGTGGCATTGTTAAACCTTGTGCAGCATAGACTTCTGCTCTTTTCAGTGTTTCGTCTGTTATAACTATTTCAGGTCTGCCAACCTTTTTAATCTTCGTCTTCTTCATAATCATAATCCTCTATATCTTTTACACTATCATGTTTTCTAATATATATTGGTGTTTTATCTGCATAATTTGCACCCACTATATTGAATTGAAAATACTCCATGGCTTCCATATCATCTTCTATACCATCCCAACCCATTATAATTTCTATGCACTTTTCATAATCATAAACTATGACCGGTTGTTTTGTACTTATGGCAACACCAATGATAGCATCTTCAAATCCCTCTGCATTAAGCATGTATTTCACTCCTTACAGTATTTAATAATATGTTGAAGTTTTTATTTATATCTTCTTCTTCGTTGTTTATTAATATTGTATAATCATCAAGTAGCCAGTTTTTTATGTTGTTTACCTTTGTTACTCTACCTTTGATAAACTTTTCTGTTTGTGAATCATTCCTATCAATATGTCTTGTTTTTGTATGTACACTTTCAACTATGAAAACATGTAGGTCTAATGTTTTAGCAAATGGTATGTCCATTAACTCTTTTGCTCTTTTCAAAGACTTGAGATTAAACAATCTATCACCCTCAAATAATACATTGTAGTCTAAATCTTTAAGATCAAGAAACTCATCAAAGTCCGGTTGTACTGCCATTGATAATTTATCAGTGCCAGAAAACATTTCACTTTTACTATATTTGCCTAATATAATTAGATTTAGCTCCTCATTGTAATGACCATATAGTTTTTTATACTTAAATGATTTCCATGTTTTGTATTCTGTAAAGAACTTTTTTACTAATGTAGTCTTACCTACTGCCGGTTGACCACCTATTGCTATTAAATTGGGCATGATTCCCTCTCAAAACTTCCAGTGTCTAAAAACATAGAGTATAATTCTTTATGTAACATCTCTGACATATGTAATTCTTCATGCAATAATTCTTTTCTACCATCCCAAAATACCTGCCAGTCTATGCCATACCAGCCATCTTGCTCTACTTTCTTTATTTCTTCTGCTTGTCTGTCTAGGTAATATCCTAAATATCTACCATCTTTTATTCTGAATAGTTTTTTGTAACTACATAAACAAGTTTCTAAATTATAAAGATCAGTATCAGAAGCTGGATTTTTTGTATCACGAGCCAAATATCTTATTTGATCCTGTATGTCCTCTGCACTACTATCCAAATATGCAAGTTGATCTTTGCTAAGTTTCTTATCAACCCAATGATCTTTACCCATAGCATAGCACATACCATTACGATGAGATTTGCTACCACTGTAATCTTCAAACTTTAATGTGGGTGGCTCTAAGTTTACGTCTACACATTGTTTGAGTGTTTGCATATAAAACCATGTTGAATATCTGCCAAACTTGTAAAGGTTTTGCACTATTGATTCCCATAAATAATTAAAACTGTTTTTATCTTTGTACACTTTAAACTTAGCTCTTTGTGTACCCTGTGGATTATTATGTTCTATCCACCTTTTATAACTAGCAAACTGTGCCGGTAAATGACCTTTGTTATATTTGGTATCAGTTTGGTATCTTAGTCTTGGGTAATTATTATCATTCCATTCTTTGAGCCTGTCATAATCTACTAACTCAAAATCAGGAAACTCATTCCATATCACCCATGCTGTAGGTAAATGGTAGGTAGTGCCATATATCCATGCAATCCAATACTTTTGCTCAAGGTTATGTTCAAATCTATCAAACAAATAGTTTAACATCCATATTGGAGGATCGCAGTCTTTATATTTTAATGACCAATAGTACCATTTAATAAAACCTCTTTGCCTGTTTTGTAGTTGCCTATAATCCATCAAACACCACCACACAACCACCCTTGCCTTTTTTGTATACATTTTTTCTTATNTTTGGGTCTTTAATATCATATATGCCATCTTTGAAATTATCGCTTTGTATTCTAAACATAGATAATTGACACTTGGACTTTTGCTCTCCTAGCATTTTAAACCCTATGCTTTGATAAAACTGTACAGCATCAGGCTCTGCTGAAACTCTATAATACCAACATTGTTTCATAATGCTTTTCTTCAATGAATATTCACAGAGTTTACTAGCGACTCCTTTTCTTCTATGGTCGCTGAAAGTATGTAATAATTGTAGGTTAGCTACCTTTGGCTCTCTTTTGCTAAATGTAGTTACAATAGCACCCATCAATACGTCATTTTCATACAAGCCATCGCAAAACTGCCACTGTTTTTGAAAGTCAGCTTTACTTAGAAATGTTTTTGCAAACTTATCTTCTTTCTTGTCATTTATGTATGTACAAAAAATATCTCTTGGGCATTTGTCAAATTTTAACATATTCCCTTTTCTTTTCCCCTCTTGACTTGTCCCACTTAGTATTAATCCAACCCTGATATTCTTTGCGATTGTAATTTAATTGTGGAAAGTCGTACTCATAATCTCTTAGTATCATCCAAACTTTTTTATTACCATTAAGTGCATTGTGCATAAATTCTTCAACAAACTTAAATTTATCCTCTAACTGTTTTCTATTTATAGTTGAACGAAAACATCTGAACTCAACAGTTTTTGTATGTTTAAGACAATATGTATTAATTGCATATCTAAATGGTCTACCCATTGAAATACCATCTTTGCCTGTACAATGGTGTTTAATAAAGTCATCAAAGTTCTTTGAAAGACTTATTATGTTACTTGACATATATTCTGGTATTCTTCTGCCACCATCTAATTTCAAGTATGCAGTACAGTTTTTCATACCTTGCATTGATGGGTGTGGGATAAATCCATAACATGCTTTGATTACAACATCTTGGTTTTGTCTAATGTATTCCATCAATCGCTTTAATTTATCTATATCAGTAATTAACTCTGGAATATGCACATGGATATGCCCATGATTGATACAACTGGCAGTAGGATTGTTGCCATTGCTTTTAAAAAACTCATACAATTCCATAATCTTATCAACTTGCTTTTGCCATGTTGTAGTTGGTACTGTATTTACCTCGCCACCGACTGGTGGATCTTCACCTAATGGATCACAAGCTATGTATTTGTAGGGTTCATTAAGATTGAGTATGTCTGTTTCTGCAAATTCCCATTTACCTAAATGTTCTGGTATTTCAAGTGTTCTATCTACATCACCCCATTCAACCTCATATCCCCAAGTCCAATTGTTCATTGCAAATCCTCTAAGGTGTCTCTTATTTTGTATTTTTTAAGTTTGTTGTTTTTTATTGTATAATTGTAACAACTGTCACATTTANTAATATTTTCGTAGCCACTTCGCACTAATATATTTTTAGTAGATGCTATGTAATATGTATCTTTAGTTTCTGCATAATATAATGGTCGTTTCTCATTCCTGAAAAAATGAACTTCACCGGTGTTATTATCTAAAATAACTGAAGATATTGATGCTTCTTTATACTCTTTGACTGGGTGTTTACCCTCAAGATAGCTTTTAAGTATAAATTCAGAGTCATTTTCAGTTTGAAAATCATAATCAAACTTACTCCAATTAGCACTATTTTCTTGGGTGATAACTCCATTATGCACTATAGAAACATCAAGGTAACTTATTGGCTGATTGTATTCTAATGAAGAGGTGCTATATCTTGCATGACCAATTAAAGTTTTTGTATGTACATTTTCCAAGCCAATATGTTCTGCATTTTTAGGAATGATAGAAGTCTTAATCACATCGTCTTGTACGTATGAAATGCCAGTAGCATGTTGTCCTCTTATTTTAGATTGCACAAGAAGATTGCTTATCTGATCTTGTGANAAGACTTTCTTAGATATNATNCCTATTACCCCACACATTATCCAAGTATTCTTTCTTTTATAGCATTAGCCTTTTCTATTTCTTCCGGCAAAGCTACTTTTTTAGTTTCAGTCTTGGCTCTATCAAGTTCGTATTGTTTTGTGCCACAAAATATCATTTTTTCCCTGTAGTAGCAGACTACTGATATTCTTTCAAAATACGATATTTTCTCTACTTCTGTATTTCCATGCACCTCATGTACATCAAACAATGCTACGTCACCATGATTTATGTCTAAACCTACTCCATATCTAGGTAATACAGTTATGAAGCCATTGTATTTACCTCTTGATATAACTCCAAGATTACCAAATCCCTCTTTTAAATCACCAGCATCTTTATGTGCTGCAGTCCTAAAATTTTTATTGACAGTAACAGTTGTAAAAGCTGTATCTCTAATTATAAAATCTTGTGATGTTTCTTCTGCCATACCTCTTTGGATTGCATATCTATGTGGTGCATATTGTTTAAAAACATCGTCAATGCACTTAATATATGGAACACATTGATTGTATTCAGCAAAAAATTTCTGTGAAAAAGCAGTAGTTCTGCAATATGGTATTCTTGGGTATCTGTCCATGTAACCTATAACTGAGCTATCAACCGGTATTGCGTGCATAGTTTTAGATAATGTACCATTAGAAAGTAATGCTCTATACTGATTGCCTTTGATCTCTCCAATGGTGGCTGAACCTATCTTATCTCCTACTTTGTATAATTTTGCCACTTCTCCGGCTGCACTACCACGATTATTTGTAGGTGAAATAGCTTTTCTGAATGGTGCTCTAGCTTGTTCAAGGGTTTCTTCTGGTACTACCTTTTTCTTCAATATACATAACAAATCACCTTTTTCATTAAACACTTCAGTATCTTCTGTAATATGATGCTTAATTAAATGTGTGCCTAAAAAAGTCCCTATTAAATCATTAGCTTCTTCTTCTGACATAACTGGTTGTAATTTAAGAGTTTTCATGCTTATTCCTTTTGACGTTGTTCCTCATTTAATACACAGTACATCACTGCATCTGATATGTTATCAATATTATTATTATCTTTCACCAAATTTATTATATCTCTAAACCTTTGTTCAGTTTCTGGTTCATAAAATAATTGTATCATTTTGACGTCATTGATCAGATGGTTTTCGTCATCAAAAGCATCAACTGGATCAAGTATTTGTATTTCTTCTTTAGCAAACATACTGTCAAGTTCTTCACTTGTGAAACCGGTGATATTTAAATCAACATCAAGATCAAGTAATTTATTTAATTCTTCTTGTAATGCTAAATGATCCCACCCTGTTTCTTCATTGATTCTATTATCTGCAATCCGGTATGCTTTAGCTTGTTGTTCTGTAAAATCACCCACTACGACCGGCACTTGTTTCATACCTAATGTAGCACTAGCTTGAAACCTAGTATGCCCTACGACTATGATATTATCTTTATCAACTACGATTGGTTGCTGAAACCCAAACTCTTTAATACTATTAGCAACCATCTTGACTGCTTTATCTGATATTTTTCTTGGGTTTTTGGCATATGGTTTTATGCTATTTATATCTACATTATTGACTTTCATTTTATTCCCCTAAATTATTTTCGTCTATTTCTAAGTACACTTTGCTTATATTATCAAACTTAAAGAATTTTTGACCAATATGACCATAAACTCCTTGCTCTCTAATCTTTCTTGTAATTATCCTTGTGGTATCGTTTTCAAAGTCTCTGTGAACNACTAAGCCAACATCTGNCATATTTGCCCAATGTGCTGANCCAGACACTTGNTACAAGTCCGGTGGAGGTATCATGCCACTATCATTTCTATGNAGTTTGTGTGGGTGTGCTACCATCCATACAACNAACTGATGATTCCTAGCAAACTGCTGACATTTGGCAATTATATCTCTTATATGTTCATCTTCTCTTTTGGCATAATCTCTATCTGGTGATATTTGATTAAATGGATCAATCACTAAACCTTTAATTCCAAACCTTTGTTTTGCTAATTTAGCCTTGCTTAAAATAAATTCTATGTTTGGTATTTCTTCTGTATTTTCAATAAAACGAAAATGCTCATCAAGAAAGCTGATACCATCATTTAATTCTGATTGACTTATTCTTGCATTCATACCTATGTCAAATGGTTTACGACATCTTTTTTCTAATAATCTTCTAATATGATTAGGTGTAGAGTGTTCCGGACTAAATATAGCAAAGTTCCAATCTAGATTTTCAGCTAAGTTTAATAATATTTGGTCAAGGAAATTACTTTTTCCATGATTAGGTATACCGGTGATAAGATTAAATGTGCTTGGCATAATCTTATATATTTTATCTAATTCTTTGAAACCGGTGCTAAATGCTTTTTGTTCATTACCATCATAAATGTTTTGCACTGCATCATGAAACTCTTTGACACCATGTAAACCCTGTACTGGAAACTCCTCTGCATACTCTATACATTCTTTCAATACAGTAGTATCATAGCTTATTAAACATTCATTGGCATCTTTACATTGCCAATCGTCCATTCTAGGGAAATTGACTACTTTACATATGTCTTTGCCAAATCTATGAATAATCTCCAACCTAAGTGCCTTGCCATTTTCATCAGCATCTGTGGCTACAATTACCTCGTCTGCATCAAAAATCCATTTAGAATGTTCAAAGGCAAGAAACCTTTTATCATCAGATTTAAATTTTGCTGTTTGAGGTGCTCCATCTGGTAGACTGACTACATTCTTATATCCTGCTTCATATAGAGCTAGGACATCCATTTCACCTTCAACAAATATAATGCTTTTAGTTCTTTGTGGTACATAATCTTGATAATTTGGAGCATTGTCCCAATGTTTTTTTAACATATCTATATTATATAAACATTTAGTAGCACCCTTTTCTTGCAAAAACTTTTTATCTTTTGTCCTACTTTTTATATTTACAAGTTCACCATCTAAATAATAAGGGAAACAAAGTTTACTATCTTTAGTATATAACCCAAACTCCTCAGCTGTAGCTTGAGATATTTTTCTATTATGAAGCCAATTGATTGAATTTTGTGATAAACTATGATTTTTCGCAGATATAATTGGCACTACCGGTGCTGTTTCTTTTTTAGTAGGAAATGTACCATCTTGCCAACTAGCTTTTAATTTAGGACTATAAGTAGTTATATGATCCCCATTATCTTTTGCACCACCTTGCCATTCACAATGATGACAAAACCAAAGTATAGCATCTCTTGTAGTTGTAACAGATAAGCATTTTTCATACTTTTTATTTCTTTGACTTGAGCAGTTAGGGCATACTATCCGGTGTTCTCCCATGTCATAGTGTGGCAAAAAAACTCCCAAGTCATTTGCATATTCTCTTTTATCTTTTTTCTTTTCCATGTTTACTCCTGTGCGATTATCCTACAAGTAGATTTAGATTTGTTTTTGTAGATTGTTTTTTTACATCTAAATATCTTTTTTGATTCAACCATGTTTTAGCATGGGGTATAAATTTGCTGTCTTTTCCTTCCTGTGATTTAGCAAATATCTTGGTCTTATTAATTAAGTCATAATAGCTTATTTCTTTATTTTTTAAAATACTATTATACTTCTGAAATGCACCGAATTTATTATCGTTTGGTCTATCAGGGTATAATTTCCAAAACATTTCAAATTCATCATTATATATTGGTTTATTATGATTGGTTAATTGGGGTTTCTTAGAGATACTGGGTGGGGTTTCATTCTGATACTGGGGAGTATCGTTTTGATACCCTACCATTAAAGTATATAAATTACTGGTTTGTCTTTTAGAGTCATTAATATCTTGGTATCTTTCTTGTATACTTATAAACCCTTTTAACTCTAGGTCTTTCAATGATCTTATTATGGTTGATCTACTTAATTCAGTAATTTTAACTAATGTTTTAAAACTTGGAAAACAAGTATTATTATCATCAGCATAGTTAGACAAACTTAATAAAACTAATTTATTTGTGCCATTACCGGTTTTTTGTTTTGATGCCCAATCTAATGCTGACCAACTCATAGTATTTCCTTAATCAAGACTGGTGGATCATATGTAGCTAATATCTTTTTTCTAAGCATATAATCCCTTGTTCTTGTAACTTTTGATTTTACATCTTCAACTATTGTTACACCGGTGCTATCTACATATCTAAAATCAGCAGTATACCTACCTATTTTTTTTCCATTAACCATTAATGGATAGACCGGATGTAATTCTAAACAAGATATAATTTTCCCCTTCAATAGTTTTTCTAGTACCAAGTACCTATATAATTCTTTCTTTGAATCAAACTTTAAACCTTTATAAACTTGCTTTTTTGCGTTGAATTTGTTGGTCATATAGGTCTTGTCCTGTTACTTGATTTCCTGTGTAAACAAATAGTTTTTCAGCTTCTGCCCATCTTGGCAGTCTTTCACCTCTTGCCCACTTCTCTACATTTCTTTTAGATGCTCCTATTTCATCAGCAAAAGTTTGATAGGTAAAACCATTACCTCTTATCCATTCTTTTAATCTCATAAAATATCTCCTTCATATTTTGTTATGCCTGACTATATTATAAAAGTAAACCCTTTTAAATAATTATTTAATTTACTTTTAAGGGTTTACTTATTTGAAATAATAGCCCATAGTCATCA